GTCTCTCGTCAAGGATAGGTTTAATAGGCATGAAGTCTGCAAGAATATTAGGCATTGCTACACCCCACATAGGATCGTTGTTAACATATTTCTCTGCCATTTCATGAACGGCTGTCCCGCGGGTACTGGCACGATAACCTATTTGGCGAGCAACATCTTCACCGACTCGCTTCTTCCAAGCAGTGATTGCTTCTTTAGATTGCACGCCTAAAATAGTAGTGATGGATGGATATGTATTTCTACCGTGTTCGTTTGGTGGGGTTGTATAGGTTCTACCAGTATCCTTTGTGCATGATACTAGATCAGCATAGCCTAAATCAATCGGTTCATGTTTAAACATAGTGTATTATTGTTGTTGTAATATATCTATTATAACACAAAACACAGTAAAAGTACACCGTTATTTAAACTATTTTACCAATTATCTAAGCCTGAAGCTCTATTAGGACCTTTAGTTGGATAGTGTTTCTTAAGGCCTTTCATTTTAGCCTTGAAGTCATCATTGGTGTTTGAATAGAGATCACCCGAAGATCGAGCGAACGTAGGGGTTGTTAAGAATATTGTACGACAATTATGTTCTTCCATATAAGCAGCTTTATCTGCGTAAGGCATAGTGTCTTCCCAAATTTCTTTAGTTTTATTATGTTCGAAGTTATATACTGGCATTATTCATTTAGATGTGTGGCACAATAATAAAAACAGCAAATTGCTATAAGAAATACTGTGATTATAGCAAAATCATTTAGAGATAAATTTATTTCCATATACTTCTTCAACTAATGCTGATGTTAATCCTTTATATTTTAATTTACCTTTAGCAGCATTTTGTAATACTTGAGCGTCCATTGGGTGGATTTGTTCAAGCATAGCTTTAAATGATTTAGTTGCTCTAGCTTTATCAAGTTCAGTGTTGGTTAACGCTGGTAAATGTTTTGTAATATCCTTTAACGATTGAGTATGTGTTTCTGATGGAGTCCAATTAACACCTTTATCAATGTTTAACTTAATTTTTTTATTAAAGTTAACTTTTAATATATCGCGCAAACCAAGACTATCGTTATTAGCAATCACTTTCATTTTATCTTCTCTTGTTAAAGCTGCTTCTACTGCTTCTAATACTTCGTATATTTCCATCCTAAAACTCTCCGGCACATTCAATTAATAAATTCATTCGTTTTTCAATCAAGAAGTTTAAAACACTTCCTGCTTTAGGGTATTTATACGTTTCGTATTGTTTAATCGATTCATCTTTAATCTTTTGTGGTGTTCTATCTAGATCAATCACTTCTCTATTTCTCATATAATTTCTAAATGCTTCTTCAGGCATAATAGCTTTAAGATCATCTTTATGATTCCACCATTCGTCTAGTAGTTTCTTTCTCATTGGGGTTTGTCTAATCTTATCAGTGAAAGAGTTATCAGGGCTTAACACATTTGGAACACCATCACCCGAATCACCTTTCATAAGATGTTCAAATGCATATCGTTGAGACGTAGATTCAGGTTTAACCATCTTTTGTTGCATAGGACTATATTGAATTACTTGACCTTGGTGATGCAATTGAATAAAGTCTTTATCAGCAGAAATAATAACAATCTTCTCACCTGTAAGAGGCTCAGATTTGTGGACTACCAAGGCACCAATGATATCATCAGCTTCAGCACTCTCTACTCGAATCACCGCATACGGGAAGTTCTCACGGATATCATTAGTAACTACATCTAAGATTCTAAAAATCTCCGTCCAGTCTTTACCATCATCAATTTTACTTGTAGTACGTGCAGCTTTATATTCAGGGAATACATCTCTACGCCACGATCGTGAATCACATGCAATAACCATCCGACCGTAGGTATGTTCAGGATACTTAACTCGGTATGAGCGTAAGTTATTTAAAATTACGTGACGAATAAGCTCTTCACTTAACTCTTCTCCTCTACCCAATTGGCCCATTATAGAACCAATGCCTATACCATTATAATCAACTATTACCATCTTCTTTCTCCATTATATAATTTTTAACTGATCCAACCCCTATCTTAATAGCAATAATACCATTATAAGAATCTTCTCTCAATAACACTTCTTCATTTACTTGCCATACCAATTCCGCATAGTTTGTATTACCTCTTGTAGTACATAGCTCTATGATTTCTCTTGTAAAGTTTTCCTTTCCTAACTCTTCAATGTCTTCTAACAATCTTTTTGATGAACCATAGTAGTCTTTCCAGTCAGTTTCAACTATCCGGTGTCTTTTATTCTTTTTACCTTTGAGAGGCTTAAGTTTTCTCTTACTTTTAAAATATTTTCTCCCAAGATAGTCGTGTCCATTACTAAGATTAGTGATGCGGTAGATAAACCCATAGTACTCACCAACATCTTCTGAAGTAAACTCTTCTCCTTTATACGTCCACTTCGTCGAATCCATCTCGCCACTCCTGCTCTTCACCACAGAAAGGGCAGTAGGGTGTGTCCATGTCCATTTCAGCAGTTGATACCATTTCTTTAACATCAACATCAACTAGAACTTCATATTCTGTATTACACTCTCTACAGATCATCGAAAGAAGTCTCCTCTAAAAATAGATATGCTTCTAATTCGTCAGAACCACCAATATGGTTATCGTTTAAAAAGATTTGCGGGTATGTTGTAGCGTTAGGCGCTAATGTTAGTAAGTCAGCTTTAGTCCATTGCACTTCATCAACTAGCCGTGTTTCATATTCAATGTTAGCTTTGTCTAAAAGCCTCTTTGCTTTGTCACAAAATGGACAGTAGTTAGTTGTCCATATAATATTGTGGTTCATTTAATCATTCCTGTAAATTAATCAATCAATCTATATATACTATAATTTGGTGGAGGATGATTTGGTTATAAGGTTCATCCTGCCTAAATCCTCAAATCACACTATGCCTATCAGGCTGCGATTGCGTAAGTATTTGCGTTAGCGTTTACTTTGGGTCTTACAACTATTAACCTTCTGTTACGATGTCGATTCCAAGTCATCCCCATCAAAAGCATACTGTTAATAATACACTTTTGGTGGAGATGGGTGGGTTCGAACCACCGTGTATCATAACTCCAATCAATAGTAAATGGTAATAAATTACCAAATTTGGTGGAAGCACTCGATAGACTTTAGCCTAACCTTATCTCCCATTATGAAGTGGTTCGTAGTTTTAAGTTCTACTAAACTTTGAGCTATTACTTATTAAATAACTTGTATAGTACAGCAGCTGCTACTAGACCTACTAGGCCTTGAGCACCAAGTTGTGATACGATACCAGTAATTGTAGCGATGATGTCACCACCTACAAATGGAACCGTTCCACCGAAAATAACCTGTAATACGATTGCAAATGCAATTAGTGCTACACCAGTTTCTGTACCTGCTTTGATCCAAGCATTGATTTTATCTAACATATTTCTTACCTCTTGTTGTTTTAAAATAGTTTCACAACGTCCCGGTTGTCTTACATTAACTATTCAGACGAATAGCAAATTTATTTATACATTTTAATATATCTATTATAACATATTTCTCAGCAAATGTACACCGTTATTTACACGCAACCTCGTGGTTGTGGCATTCCGCCATACTTACTAATAGGTTTCATTGGACCTGTCAACCATTCTTTGAATAGCACCTTCTTATCAATACCAACATACTTAGAGAATGTTCTAATTGGTGGCACGGCTTGATTCTCTTCAAAGTATTCTCTTGCTTGCATAATTTGCTTTACCATAGACTCTGTTAATACAATGTCATCTTCCTTGGCCATTTCAAACATTATTTCTTCCGACCAAATTGTTGGATCCTCAAGGTACCCATTTCCTGTTCTATCTAACATATTATAAATCCTCCATATCAAAGTCTTCATCTTTACTTGAATCAATAGCAGCGATGTAGTTAACACTCTCAATCTCTTGCGGTGCACTCTTAACATTAGTTGAATCAAGGTAATTATCTACCCACGGTAATGGATTATGTCCAATAGCAAGACCTAGCTTAGATGGATTTAAACCAATGTTGGTCATCCGTACCACAAAGATATAATCCATGTACTCTTTCAAGATATGTTCATTCATACCAATCAGGGGAGTGCCTTTAGAGAATAGATATTCAACCCAATCCATCTCTTCTTTATATGCTACTTCAAACATTTCATATGTTTCATCTTCAAGCTCTTGTGCAATCTCAACGAATCCTTCACTCTCATCTGTTCGTAGCATTTTAAGTACACGTTGAACAATATCTAAATGGATCATCTCATCTCTTGCAATTAGCTTAAAGATATTACTTGAGCCAGCCATAAGTTTAGTTGGTTGCTCAGAGAAACTCCAGTTAGTAACGAATGTACAGAAGAATCTAATACCTTCAAACATATTAAGAACAAGTGCAGCTTTGTAAATTGCAGTCTTAATCATCTTTTCATCAACTTCAGGGAAAGGTTTTGCCATACCATGATTAACAGCGGTTGAGTTAGCATCCATTCTATCAAATACACCTGTTGCCCAATCGAATGCGCCTAAAATAGAAGTAGCTCTTTTCTGTACTTCTGGATCCGATGTGATAGAATCAACGAATAGGTCTACATCATTATAGATTGCACGAACCATTTCCGTATAAGACTCTGAATGCAGTAACTCATTGTTCTGGTGATTTGTAATATATAATTCCCATTCAGGGTTATTAGATATACCACCATTATTAAACAACTGAAGAGGGGCACGACCAGCACAACTATCTAATGTAATAGCAAACTTTAAACCTGCTTCATAGATATGCTTACCGGCTTCATCTAGTGATTCAAAGTCTTTCTTCTCCTTTGATAAGTCAATCTCATTCTTACTCCAATTACCAATACTTCTCATCTCTTCTGCAAAGTCCAGAATCCAAGGATACTTCGGATCATGATATGTCTGAATGTTTCTATGACATGAATTCTCACCTAAAAATAACCTTGTGCCTTTACTATGTACTGTCTCACCTAGTGAAAATATTTTACAACTCATGATATATACTCCTTCTTTAAATTGAACATGCACCAGATTCACAACCCTCAAGGATCACTTCACTAGTATTTTCTTTATCTTTACTTCTGATATAATATAAACTCTTCAGCCCATATTTGTATGCAGTAATAATATCTCTTTTAACTCTATTTGAATCTAGAATCTTTCCTTCGATTTTGGTTAGGTCATACCATTGATTAACACTCATACCTTGGTCAATAAACTTCTGGAGGATAGCCATAAGCTTAATGTATTCAGAACTATCATTGTTTGGCATATCCCAAGCTTTCATATAGTACTTTTCTTTGTCATGATCTGGAACTAAACTCTTAACGGTATAAGCTGCAGATTCAAATGTATCTGTCACACTTTGAATAGGATCAATACCTTGTGTACTATTACTAACCAATGATGAACTCGCCGTTGGAGGAATAGCAGAAAGAGACATATTGCGCATACCATGTTTAGCAATATCTTCTCTTAAACTTTCCCAATCGCATAATAACTTATTATCAACAATTTGATCTACATTCTTATTATAGGTATCAATAGGCAACTTACCTTTAGAATACTCTGATCTATCAAAGTATTCACATGCTCCACGTTCTTTAGCTAATTCCATAGAGGCTTTAATTAATCCGTATTGGAAACGTTCAGCCCACTTATGTGTTAACTCTTTCGCTTTAACTGTTCCTAATCTTGCCTCTGACTTAGCTAAGAAATGAGCAAAGTCTGATATACCAATACCTAAGAATCTGTATCCTTTCGTTGGCCACTCAGCAGCATCTAACGGATACTCTTGAATATCAATAAGGTTATCTAAGAATCTAACCATCAGTTTAGTTAAGTTATCTATACGTGTAATAGAAGATAGCTTGCCAAAGTTAACACAGCCGAGAATACATAATGAGATCATACCATCATCTAAATCATAGTCTCTGATATTATCAAATTTAGTGTGTTTCAACCCATCGAACTTAACTGCTTTAGTTGGCAAGAAGATTTCTGAGCACAAGTTTGTTTGTGTTACTGGCTCTGAGAACAAGCCTTGCTTATTAATGTTATCTAAGAAATGTAAATAGATTCTACCAGTACCAACACGTTCTTTAATTAACTTATTAAAGATTTCAGATGCCGGGATTTTGTTCTTTCTAATACCACGCTTATTCTCATACATCTCGTATGCTTCATTGAACTTTTCAGTATCGCCATAATGCTCAAATAACTCAGGTACTTCTTCTGATGAGAACAATGTAAAGTCTTGCTTCTTCATTAACCTCTCAATAAAAATTGATGGAATGCCGATTGTATAATCAATGAACCTAGCCCTAGTAGTATTAGAACCTTGATTGTTTTTATATTCTAGAATATCCATTATCTCCCAATTGAAGATTGGATAGTTTACTACTGTAGCGCCAGTACGTAATGAATTTTGAGTGAATTGTTTTGAAGCAGCCTCAACAGTTTTTAATAAAGGAAGTGCTCCTGTATGCTTAACGGTGTTGTTCTTGACCGGAGCCATAATACCTCTAACCGGTCCCATGTCAATACCAATACCGGCTCTCTTAGATGTCATAAGCGATAATGCATACTCAGAAGATAAGATAGACTCTGATGAATCACCCATCTTAATCTTACAACAACTACTAAACATCTTAAGCTGAGTTCTTACGCCTGATATAATCGGTGTAGGTAATGAGATCTCATCGTCTTTCAATGCTGTATAAAAATCTATAATAAGTTTCTTTCTATTCTTCTCATGAGCAAAGATAACCATTGGAATAATCATGAATGTTTCTTGTGGCATCTCTAATGATTTGCCACTCTTAACATCTTTAATAAGGTACTTGCTTTCCATCTGAACAATCGAAGCATAACCTCTATTGAAGTCGTTCTCTCTATCAAGGAATGACCCAAGTTCTTCGATCACCTCGTCTGAATAGAAGTCTAAAATCTCAGGCGAGTATAATTTGTTCTTTACATTATTTTCAATATACGATAAAAAGTCAATAGGATCATTTGATCCATATACTTCTTTTCTCATATGTGTAATAAGAAGTCTGCCCGCATACACGTCGTAGTCAGGTTCTTGTGGACTGATTTTTTCTGCGGCTGATTTAACTAATGTTTGATGGATGTTAACTGTTGATATTTTGTTAACTAATTTGATATGTGCATTTAACGCAGTATCTGATACCGATACATTTAATCCATCAGCACATACTTCTAGTACTTCGTGGATTTTATCATAGTCTAAAGGTTCTAGAGAACCATCTCTCTTCTTGACATGTATGTCTGACATTCTTTCTCCAATTCAATTCAAAAATAACTTAATATAGTTATATTATAACATAGTTTACCGCAAAAGTAAACCCTATTTTACATTATATGCAGTAAATAAAATACCGGTGGTAGACTTATATATATCAATTCCAGAAAAAGAACCCGCTGGGATAGTGTTACTTAATGATATCACTGAGCCTTTAACCATGCGATCGGTTAAAGTTTCATTTAAGATATAATCTCCAGGAAGGAGATTGTGATTGTCTTCATTTAAATCAGGTGTTATATCAACACCCAACTCATCTAAAGCGCTGTTTAGTTGTTCTTCACTCATGCCAGTCTCTTCTCTTAATAGATAAAGTGCTGCTGCATACGAAGCGATTCTTGATTTACCAAAGGGGATCTTTTCTAAGATACGTTTGATGTTAAACACTAAACGATGGAAGGTGGTATAAGCATCCTTCTGGTCAGTGGTTAGTAGCTTACGGGCCTTAATAAGATTCTTACCCTCACCATCAATGATACCTTCTTTATAGGCATCCATATCTTTCCACTCAGTAACTAATGTTTTTAGAAACCGGTATGTATAGTATAAATCTGCTGCTCTTGATATTCCCATTTATAATTCTCTTAATGCGTTTATTATAGTTGAATCTAATACGATATCAACATAGTCTTCTTCAGGCATATAGTTCAAATACACCAGAAAGGTTTTAATCACACTCTTCAATGGACACTCGGTTTTCACCATGAGTAATTCACTAGTGACTTTAGGTCCGAAGACATTGCCTAATGTAATAATATGGTTGAGTATTAAACGCTCTTTCAAATCATCATCGCGATAATAACGATTGACTAGTCTATTGATGTATTTGAACCGCGCTAAATCGTTCTTAAACTCTTCAGTGGTTGCCCATTTTTTAGTCTGGTAATGTTTCGACGCATATAGTTCGAAGTTATCTTTAGTCAATTTTAGCATAATATAATGAAGAGGGGTTTATTTCTTCAATTTCTTTTTCATTTTATTCATAAGGCCATCTGCTTTCTTTTTAGTAGGTTTGACAGCTTCAACTTTCTTCTTGCCATTAAAAGCCTCGCAATCAGCTTTACTAAATGTGCCCTTAGCACCAATCCATACATGTCCCGTGCCATTGTCAACAATACCTTGCTCTACTGTCATTGTGCTGTTGGCTAAAACGCCTTCTTTTTTATAACTCATATTCTTATTCCTTGCATATATCAGAGATCCAAACGTTCTTGGATTCTCCATTTAAATTAACTTCTACGTAATTGCTACATAGTTTATTTATAGTGACCTTCTCGCGGGATTCAACAATGTATACTTCATCACCAACTTCGAATAGGTTACCTTTTACATACTTCTCTCTTAACATCGACAAGCGCTTGAGCTTTGTGTCTTGTTTAAATAATCTTGATTCCTTAAGACCCATACCAGATCGAACAGCATTCATCAGGGCTTCTGCACCTTTAAATCCTTTTGGCATACCCTTAGTGAAGGTAATAAGATCGTTATCTTCAGCAGCTGCTCTAAGTTTAGAAGCTGACATACCTGATACATCGTCAGAGTCTGGATCTCTTTCACCAGCCGATACTACTTTAACACCATCAGTAAAGTCATAAAAACCATGCTTACCTTTAGTACCATTATACTTATTTAAAACCGTATCAAATTCTTTAACTCGGTCCGAACCAACAACGATAGTACATTTCTTAAAACCATCAGCATAAGCTACTGATAATGCATCAAAGAAGTTTCTAACACTCTTATCCATAATAATAGATCGAGCGTGCTTAGGGAACATCTTACGCATGAACTTTACTTTATCAGTGAAGGTCAATGGATTCTTTTTAGCATCAACGCTTTGTGATGGATATACCTTATATGTAGACTTACCAGCAGCCTTTGCAATTGCTGTTAATAGTTTACCGTGGCCATTTGTTGGTGGATTAAATCTACCAAAAGAGATAACAATCTCTTCAGAGGCTTTCTCTGTTAAGTAGTGTTCCTTAAAACCATGTATCATTTGCTGGCCTTGTGTTTAGCAACTTTCTCTTTATTATCACTTTTAACTTTGGGTAAGATCTTCTTAGCCAATTTAGCAATAACTGCTTTCTTCTTATTAAGTTGCTTTTCCAATTTATCTTTAGCAGCGAAACCTAAGTCACTTTTATCTTTGTTTTTAAGAATCTTAGCAGCAATCATATCTCTAGCCTTTTTCATTGCCATACCCTTAAGTTTCTCTGGAGAAGCCGGCTTATTCAAAGCTTTCTTCATACCTATCTTACGCTTAGATGCAGACTTCTTAAAAGCCTGCTTCATCTTCATACGGGTTTGAGCACTTACTTTTTCGTCAACCTCTTCCATCAGATTCCCATCCTTTGATTATGTCTTTACTAAAATTGTTATAACTAAATTCCATACGGTTAACGATCTTATACGCACCATTTGTTAAATGGTCTATAGCAACATAACCTTCTGAGCCTGTCACTTTAAAACCGTTTTTAGTCTTTACAAAGGTATTTATACTTTTTATAGAATCTAAATGGGTGAGTAACATTCTCTTAACGATGACTAAATGATTTTGCATGTCAAACATTAATATAAGGTTCTTAGTATTATCTTTATTAAACCAAGCCAATGCTTCAATCTTCTTAGCATTCTTCTTAGCCTTACCCTTATCAGATTTAAGCTTATCAATCTCTTTGTCAAAGCGGTTATGGATCCACTGTACTAATTCTTCTGCATGCTTCTTAGTGTTAGTGATATCAGATTGAGCTCTAACCTTAGTGTTTCTAAAAGTATTAATATATAAATTAATCTCTTTATTTGTTGAAACCTCTTTAAGCGTAGACGATTTAATCTTATTAAACAATTTACCAGCAATAGATAAATGTTGATAGATTGTATTTGAATCCTTTTCACTTAACGTTGCACTATGATCTTCAGGCAAATCCGCAGTCTTCTGCCACACCTTAGATGTTTTAATAAAGTCACTATCTTTAACATTGAATGAAGCACTCATACCGGCAAATGAAGAGCCTGTATATTTAGTATGCCACACAACACCTATCTTAGCGGCTAATACTTCTTTAGCATTTTGTACTGGGATAGCATAAACAATAGTGTTGGGGTGGAAGGTTATATACCTTTGTCCATCAATAGTCTCACCTTTAAGGTCATCTTTAGTGAACATGATATCACCTTGAAATACACCTTTAGTAACTACTTTCTTTAATTCAGTATATGCTATACGAAGCTTAGCAGCCAGATCACCTGAAGTATCAGCGTTAATGTCATCATGACTTTTATATACCTTTGGGTTTTTATTAAAGATACCCTTTTTAGCAACGAAGAACTCTCCGTCAGTAGGATCAATGCCAGCAAATACTGCAGGTGCTCCATCCCATTTAACCGTAACAGCTTTAGTATCATTGGTATGACCCACTAACATATTCCTTAAATCACGGAGAGCATTGATTGCTGCACGTGTACCATCAACTCCACCATCAATAACCATATCCTCGATATGGATCATATGTGTGTTCTTAGCTTCTGTTAGATGTGACTTAAACTTAATCATTGGGTTTCCTATTCGTTAAAGCTTAATCTGATTCTATTAAATCATTCATTATACGTCACCGTCGTTTTCAAGGAAGTAACCTAACCACTCAGCATCATCTCTCATCACTTTAGTAACCTTGCTGTCGAATTTTTTGAATACATCTTTAACTGCACCAATTTCATCATTATCTTTATATTGCTTTAATACAGCACTTTGGAATTTATCACTACCAATAGTTTTCATGTATAGTTCAAACATCTTATTAATTGACGCGCCGTCACGTTCAGTAACTCTTTCGTTAAGCACACTCTGTGCAGCTTCGTTTAAATTTTTCATTTTATTTTCCTGTTGTTATTATTAATGTATCTTAACATATGCTGATGCATCTTCTGATTTAGAACCAGCATAGTTAACAATTTTAGTGATGAATCTATCAGCCTTAGGTCCTTTATTCAATTCCAGTATTCTACAAACAAATACTGCACCCAATTTACCAGAAAGCCAAGGAGCATCCTTTTTACTTATATTCTCTTCAAACTCCGCCCTTGACATTTTAGTTGAGGTGTCATTAATGGCTTTATAGAATACGCTAATAGCTCTCTTATCTTTTTTCTTAGCAATTGCAATTGCTAATTTTCGAATTTGTTTATGGGTTCTCATCTTACGACCAAATACCATTTTAGCAGAATCAATAATAACACCCCAACCAATACCGCCGCCTTTAGCATTTTTATTTCTTAGTTCCATTTTATTAGTACCCATTGATGAATTAGGTGCTATACTCATTTCACCACCATCATATGTTACTTTACCAGATTTGGCTGACCAAAATGTTCCTTTATTTGAGGACAATTCGCATTTAACCATTTTAAAGTCAGCAACATCAGGTGGTAATTTAATGTTATATTCATTACTCTGTGCTTTCTTAACAACTTTCTTAAGGGAAATACCAACACAACTTCTATTATTAAATGCTACTAATATAGAGGTATTCAATTGTCTTACGGTAGTAGTGTCTAATGATTTCATATCAAATGATTTATCGATAGCCCAGATATCTCCCGGGTTCCACTTATCATTATTAAACTTACCAAGATTATTATTAGTAAACGCTAATGACTTAGCCGCGTATATGGTGTTCATCTTCTTTGAATCTCTATGGAACACTTGATTCTTATTAATATAACCCTTTGCAATTAAGTATTGTGCTGATAAGTATGAAGACTCTTTCCAACCATCATCAATACCTAGCATATCAACCATCTTTGTGCCGCCAACATCAATAGATGACTTATATTTTTTAAGGACATCATCAGTGAAATGTTCAATAGGATTAGTATGTCCTTCACCTAATAGGGCCGCACACCATAAACATTGAGCAGACTCTGTGATTGCCGTAGCTGCGGCACCACCACCAGCACCTGCTACATCACCGCCAAAAGCTTTTGATTTCTTAAGGTGGTTATTCATTATAGGTTTACCAGCCGCGTCAACACCTAAAGCGAAGTTCTTACCATCTTTCTTAAATTGTTCTATGCCAGCTAAGGCTAATTCTTTATCGGTAACCACGAACGGTTTACCTTTAACCATTTCAAGAGGTGTACCCGCTTTAATAAGGCTAATTAATATACCTACTCTTGATTTCTTTGTAATTGAATTGGGTTTTTCTAATTCAGAAGCTGTTAAGTTTGTAGCTTCAACCAGATCAAAAGACTTAAATGACTTCATCTTATTTAATTTTTCCTGCTGTTATTATTAAATTTTAGCATTACTTAATTGTATCCGTTAATGCTTTTTGAAAATCAGACTTTGGTATATTATCCATTACCCAATGGTATAGTTGTTTCATTACCTTATCTATTTTGATCAGTGCTTTGCCGCGTTTCTTTAATGTTAAGTATGTAAAGTCTTTAACAACTACGCCATTCTTCTTACCACTTATCTTAGAAGTTCTATCATTGCCTGAAGGAGTAAACATAACGGTGTTTTCTTTGTTATTTAAAATTACATGTATCTCACCATTAATTTGCATCTTCTTACCTTCTCCTGTGACATATGAGTACACAGTTTCAGATGCGCCTTTATGTGTTTGCAACATAATGTCAGAAGGCACAACTCTATCTCTATCTGCATTCTGCTTAATCGCAATTTTATAATCGGTTAACACCCATACTAAATGAATGTTGGCAGGGTTATAACCAGCTGCTAATAATCTTGGAAGGAATTGAGATACATCTTTAGTGTCTTTAGCCGTAATATCAAACATGATATTAGGTAACTTCTTTCTATCTTTAAGTTGCCCTAACATTAAGTCAAGTGTCTTATCTTTAAGACCAAGTTTCTTAATGAACATATGAAGCTTAGCAACATCAGCAGGTTTCTTCAAGTGTAATCCTTTTATTTCTGGATACTTTGCTTGAGTATCAGCAATCTTTTGAAACACTTTCTTCCACTCATCAACATCTCTTACCTTAAACTTTTCCTTCTCCATGAAGTTTGTAGCAGCAAATCCCTTACCAGAACCAGCACCACCCGCGAGGAATACGATTTGGCCGTCTTTACGACCATTATTCAACATGATAAGTTTCTCTGATAACATCTCAGATTTACCTTCGCCTAAAAAGCTTTTAAAATTATGCATAAGTATATTTATAATTCTCCTAAAGTGTACATCAGACTAGGATCGATGATGAATGAGTTATCAATCATCCAATCTTTATTCACTAATACCTCAGTTGTTTTTGTCGATCTATCATCTAAAGTAAAGGTTACATTCTTATGAATAACACCATTAAAGGTAAAGTCTAACATAACCATAGGCCTCTCTTCTAATCCATTGTCGCCATTTAATCTAATCTTTTTAATACCATACAGCTTCATTGTATATTCACGGCCGTGGGATGTAAAGGTTACTTTATCATTTTTAACTACAAGATCGTCGGCATGCATAACAAGAGTCTTAACAGAATTGCCAGTATCTAATTTGGCCTTCATCTTACCAAACAAATCAAATTCAAATATTTCTCTAACACCAATCGCAGTTTTAGCTTTAATCCAATTATCTGAGTTAGTTATGGTTTTAATTACTTTTCTATTAATAGATGATCCAATAGTCTGCTCGATGCCCTCAGTGCCTGCTGATGAATTCACTTCAAGTACTAATGGATTACCCTTATTAGGAATAAAATCTACCCCAACCCAATAACCACTAACGGCGTTAGCAGCTGCTAGTGCAACTTCCTCTTCTTTCTTAGATAGCTTATATTTTTCAGTGGTTGCACCTTGCGCGTAATTTGATCTAAAATCATCATCTGGCACGTTGCGTTGCATAACCCCAATGATTTCACCATTTAATACATGCACTCTAATATCAAAGTCTGATTTAATATATTCTTGTAATAACAAATCAGAGCTTTCATCAAGCTTATATAATAATTGGGTAATAGATTCTAAAGCTTGCATACTCTCAATAAGCAATACACCGACACCTTTAGCACCACGTAGGGTTTTAAGAATAACTGGGAATTTAGTATCTAGTTTGTTAAATGCTTGCTCAGGGTAATTGGTTTTGATATTATCACCAATAGCAATTAAGGCGGTCTTAGGTTGAGCTATACCAGCCTCATCGAGGATAATTGAAGTTCTGAATTTATCAGCACATATCTCATTACACAAGCGGTTGTTGACCGTCATGATTTTTCGTTTTTCTATTTGAGATAGTAGGTCTAAATAAGAGTCTTTAAGGGTGATTGACCCGCGAACAGCAACGACTGTATCTTGAGGGGATATTTCAAATCCCTTCTTATCATCGATGTTGAATATCTTATTGTCTTTAAGGTAGGCACCTTCAAGGTTTACCGCATAAACTTCACCACCGGTTTTAGTCATTTCAGCGGATAGACGCTCAACAGTTTCAGACTTAACGTCTTTGGTTAGTATTACTAGTTTCATAAGTCTATTTATAAACTTTTAATAATAATATCTAAATCTTTAATATCGCTATACTTCTTTAACTTTCGTAGTTTAGATGGGACTCTACGCATTATCACGTCTTCATTAATAATACCTTGATGTGCTAAGATAGCCATCATTGCAATAACATCACCTATCTCTTTTTCAAGGTTCTTTAAATTACCTTCTTCAGCACCAAAACGAAGTATCTTGGACACCTCAACTTGGACCTCGGCACATTCTTCAGCTAGGATTATTAGGGCTTCGTTCATCTTTCTTACCTATAACATAATCACCTGCTTTCATAGCATCATCTAACACAAGCTTTAGAATTTCACCAACACATTCGTTGAATCTTGGAGTGCCATGAGGATCTTCATCTAAATAATCAACCACCTCATAATCAAATGAAATGGATTCATCATCTTCATTCAACTTAATAGCATCGTAACTATATACAACACCATGATATAACCCACCTTCTAACTTAATAAACCATTGCTCTTGATCTAAATCCTTCTCAACGAAGGACCACTTATCGTAATCTTTTTCTGCTTTCATAATAATCTAATGCTATCCCTAATAATAAAAACGGTGTCCATATCAATGCTGATATTAACGCAATCCCCATTACTATACCAGCTAATATTAGGATTATCGCTATGTTCAACCAATCAACTACTTCTTGCATCTCTTTGACTGTGGCTTACGTTTGCATCTATAGCTGCCGTGGCTATAAGTCTTCTTACTTAGTCTATTGCCGTTGTTATCTTTGCGTATCTTTACGCCATCAATTGCTGTCTTACTCATTTTATTTCTCCTGTGTTGTGTTTAATTCCCATTTTAAATACTGATTTTACATTAGGGTATTTTTGTCTAATATGGGCTTTGTCAAATCCCAATAATGATTTATGAACACCATTATGGAATATCACCGCCCATTTTGTCATTACAGGCATTATTGATCACACTCTTTTATAATAGACTTTAACTGTCTTCTTAACTTATTGTATTTAAATTCAAAGACTTCTGCCGTTTTTCTTTCTTCTTCATACAGCTCTTTGTAGTTAGGCTTTTTAGTAAATAAGTTCTTTACCCTTTCTTTATAATTTGCTATCATTTTTTCTCCTCTAATAAATAATCAATACCAGCTTCTTCAAATAATTTTTTAGTTAAATTACAACTATCTTCCCAACCTGGTTTTATCTCTTTACATTGGGCAACCACTTGTGTAATACCAACTTGAATAATTGCTTTAGCACATTCATGACATACACCTAAACCAGATATATACATTGTAGATCCTTGCAATGATTGGCCATTTAATGTAGCATTGTAAATAGCATTCATTTCAGCATGAACTATTAACTCATACTTACGCTTTTTATCATTATATCTATTAGCGTTATCTCTGATGTTTCGCGGAAAGCCGTTATAACCTTGTGATAATATTTGTCCTTTATCACCTACAACTACCGCACCGACCTGAGTTGATGGGTCTCTACTCCAACTAGCAACTTCATTACAAATGCTTAAGTATCGATCAGCCCATTTCTTAGTATGTATCATAATTTAAAGATTTTATCAATAGCTTGAGCACACGCTAATGCAACTTCAATATGTTCTTTTTGAGTTCCATTCTTAGATCGTAGGTCGATGTAATGAATCCAACTTCTAATAGTTCCATTCATATACATCCTACTCATAGTGTTACCTTCAGGCAATACTGCTCTGGCTTGTTCTTTAGCAATACCATTCTCAATAGCCCAATTATAAGCGCTAAGTGCATTTTTAATAACGTTCTCTTGTTTGATTCTCCACATAGCACTTAATACTTCATTGTTATTTTCAATAGAGTTCTGTCTATTCTTAGTATCTTGTAACCTAGCTTCTCTTAACATAAATGATAGGTCTTTAGTAGGATCGGCATATCGTTGAGAGAACTCTTGGAAAGAAAATGATCTATGTCTTAGGATTTGACGTGCAATATCTCTTGTAGTTTCAATTTCAATACAAGCACTTACCATCTCTAATGGAGACCAATGTTGGTGTTTAATCAAGTACCCAATTAACTTATCAGCGGTCTCTTTATTAAGCTGGTTGGATGGATTACTTACTCTAGCACAGTATGCAACTAAGTCTTTTACATCATCCAAACCTTCTTCTTTAAACTCTTCTGACGGTGTTGAATAACTCACTAACGTTGCTTTTGTTCTTGTGGTGTGTGTTACTGGTGTTGCTACCTTATCTACTGTTTTTATATTATTTGTTCTTTTCATTATACTGTAAATCCTTCAAAGTTGTTAGTGGTACTTGCTTGAACAGTACCCAAATTTAACGATTGTGCAGAGTCTTCGACATCATACAATCTCATCTTAGCTCGATCAATTCCAACGACAAATTTCTTTGTAGCTCCTGTTGGATCGTTATATCTATTCTTTAATTGCTTCACCATTATTTGATTTAGATTCTCCAACTCTTCAGTAGAGATTAAAGCAAACATTAGATCTGCCGTTGCTGGTAGACCAAATGATTCCGAAGTATCTTCAAGTCCTACATCTGAATTACCATAACCACCGCGTGTTGTTTGAGTCGCGGATAGTATAGGTAGGTTATTCTCAATAGCCAAGCCACGTAGCTCTTCAGCAATGGCTTTAACATATTGATATGACCCACCAGCACCGTCAGCTTTCATTCTACTACTAGAACAAATGTTTAGATAATCAACACAAATCAAATCTGGTATGAAGTCCTTCTTTAACTTCAACTCATTAAGTAAGGCTCTGAAGTGAGAAGCATTAGCAGCACCTGTAGGATATTCTTTAACAATCAACTTACCAATACCACCGTTAGCAATCTTATGTAACTTCTTATCGAACATATCTTTACTTAAGTTCTCTAACTGGTCAATAGGTACATTCATCAGATTAGCATCAATACGTTCAGCAACTCTTTCTTCGGACATTTCCATAGATATGTATAACACATTTTTCATCTGTGTTAAAGCACCTGCAGCTACATGACACATAAACAAAGACTTACCTACACCTGTGCCTGCAAGGGCAATATTCAAACTCTTGTTAACAAGTCCACCTTTAGTGATCTTGTTAAACATCTCTAAGTCAAACGGTAAATGTTCTTCCTCTCTATGATAAAACTCATAGCGATCATCGGAGTTATCAATATAGTCATGGCCAATGTTAGTATCAAATGAAACACCTAATGCATCACTTAATAATTCAGGCAATGCATTGTTTTGAAGTGTGTCATGCTTACCATCAATAATATCAATAGATTCCATAATGGCAAGGTAAATAGATCTATCTTGACACCACTTCTCAGTTTGTTTCGTTAACCATTCTGCATTAGTATCTTCAATCACTTTATCCAAATCATTAGCGATAGCAAACACTTCACCGATTTCATCTTGATGGATATTACCATTCTTCTGAAGCTCAACATTAAGTGCTTCAACGTTAGGCATTTTACCATATTCAGTAACAAACTTAACAATCTCATTGAATAAAATCTTATGAGGACCATTAAAGTATTTTGGCTTGATATGAGGTATTACTGTTCTAGTATAATTTTCATCTTGAATTAAGTTACGTAATATTAATGTTTCTAAATTCATTCAGAGATATCACCTTTAATCATAGTGGCATGACCGATTTCATACTTATTCTTTAAGAAGTCTTTGAAGGCTTGATCTTTAAGGATAGGTTCCCAGAACTCGCCATCTAATGCTTTAGCTCTTAACTTATCTTCGGAGACTTCACCGGTTGCGGTGTTCACTTTTGAATACCAACCCATCGTAGGCTTAACAACAAATCCACCTTCAATAGCAGCATCTAATAAACCAGTGTATCGATCAATACCACCTTCCCAAGTTACACCAATAGGAATCTTGCTCTTCTCTTTAACGAAACGAGACTTTTCAATATTAACAATAAAGTTATAACCTTTAATGTCCTTACCTTCTTTCTCTTGTTGTCTACCAATGATCCAAATGTTATCAGCACTATAGTAAATTCCAGTTCCACCAGACACAACAGCTTTAGAGAACATCTCCATTGTTTGGTAGGTATGATTGATTGCAAGCATTGGAATATCTCTCATTGAAAGATATGGTGTACACATTCTAAACAAACCTTTCAAGGCTTTAGCACGTGACATGTCAGCAACACTCTTCTCATTCTTAGCATCTTCCATTTCTTTCTTAGATGCAAGGTTACCAATAGAGTCAATAACAATAATAACTTTATCTTCTTTCTCGATAGCTTCTAACTGATTTACCACATCAAACTTTAGCTCTTCAACGTCAGTGATTGGTGTATGTAATACTCTACTAGTGTCAATACCGAAACTTTCAAAGTATGATTGTGGTGAGCCGAACTCTGAATCATAGAATAACATAATAGCATCATCATGTTTCTTAAGATAAGCTGCAGCCATTAACAAACCAAACGAAGTTTTGAAGTGCTTCGATGGTCCGGCAAGTACAGTTAGGCCTGATGTTAATCCACCATCGGGATCACCGGACAATGCTACGTTAATCATCGGAACTGATGTAGGTACCATATCCTGATTAGTGAATAGCTTAGATTTGTTAAGGATTGCCGATTCCTTAATTCTACTATTCTTCTTGAGTTTATCCATTATACTCATATATTTCTCCTTTTTTCTACTTGATAGATCTATTATAACACAAAACGCGGTAAATGTACACCGTTATTTTAAAAATTCTTCTAAAGAACTTGACCTATTTGTCATAACTAGCTTCTTAGATTTATTGTCTTGAATAAGATAATCATCTCTAATCATTTCACATGTCCCTTCTAAATACCGTTTAATATTAGTTGCCATATCAGCTGCTGTCGTGAGAGGTACATTCTGACAGATATGATTAAGGTTCTTTTTAGGGCTAATAATATTAAAGTCTCTAGGCAACTTCATAAACTCCATAGCTTCACGATATGTTAAGTATCGATCTTCATCAGGGTGTGTTACGTTCATAGGAAGATGTCCAACAAAGGCACCTGTATAATCAGATGGGATTTCACTAGTACGTCTCATAAGGTTACCACCACCAGCAATTTTCTCTGCATTTCTCAATGCTTTATCTGCAGCCTTTGGATTACCATTCTTCCTTAACCAATCAGCAACTTTAGTATAATCACTGTGTTTCTCTATATACCATTGGGCATTAACACTTCGACCTGGCTCAAGACTGGCCACAAATTCTTTATGGGTAATACCACCACAAATCTCTTCAAGAATAAATTTATAGTAATGATCATCTTGTGAAGGAACTTTATTAGATGTAAGAACATTCATTGGATCAGCTGGATCACTCGGCACTGATCTAATCATTTCACACATGTTTTGATTAGGTCTATTATAATATTCAAACAATGGGATTTCATCACCTTTCCAAAAGAAGTAGAAAGTTCTATCTCTTACCTGACTTAAGCCATGCAATAGACTCTTTGTTTTGTATATCGAAAAGGTATAACCATACTCCTTTCCAATCTTACGTATCTTCTCGACAACCGGTGAACCCAATTTAGTTGCAAGACGTGGCGCATTCTCACCCCAAAAAACCTTTGGTTGCATATTCTCTAATACATGTTTAGTAGTATTAATCATCCAATCATTAACAGATGAGTCAGCACTAGCAGAAACACTCAACGAACTTAACCCAGCACAAGGACATACAGTATTAACTACGTCCACCTGTTCAAGGTTAACCTTTGACATATCATCTTTATCTAAAACATGATACGGTACTTCATAATTATAATATTCTAATAAGTGTTTATCGTTACTAGCAAACACATCATAAGATAAAATATACTCTGGTCGTTTACCAAAAGCGCTTTCCATTCCGAGAGTTTCACCGCCGATCAATGGGACAATACTAGCATACTTCATTCATAATCTCCTTAAATACATTATTTGAGTCTTGGTGATCTTTGTAATATTCAAAGGCCATTTCTCTCCACTCATTTCTCATTACATTATCACTGGCTAGTTTATTTATTAACGCTAGTGATTCATCCATATTATGTTGATCAAACCAGATTGTTCCGGTGTTCTTGTCATTAATCATGCGGTTATCAGTAGATCTATGGGTGACTAATCTACCGTACTCAGCGTTAAACACTGGAATAGTTCCGGTACATACAACCTCACAATGTGTATATTCAATAGAACGATAGATATATTTCTCTTTCATTCTAGACAATTGATAACCAAAACCTACTCTTGACATACGATGTAACAAGTCATCATTGATATAAGGACCAAATACATAAGCATCTGAGCCATATTTTAAATCAATGTCTTCAATATTTTCTGCTACATGTGAATGAAACTCACCTAAATTCTTAAAGTCAATAAATGCAGGTGATCTTTCAATGCCTTCCATAGTAACTAAATGACCTTCTTTCTTAAGTAACTCTGTAAACTTAAACATCTCTTTGTATCCTTTCCAAGATGTAGTTCTACCAATCCATTTATGGTGAAGTGGATCTTGTTCTTCAATATCTTTCCAATACTTAGCACGCACCAAATCAAAGTCCATCGCAGGTTGGAATGTTCTTACTTCTTTAGAGTCACTCCACAACGTATTAGTATATTCATCTACGATCTTAGCAAAGTCATTGCTTAATGCATGAGCGTAAATATATTTAGAAGCGTCGATAGCATCTTCCTGACAAGCGTTACGTCTAATAGACAATGCTGAATGATCATGTTGTATTAACATAATATCAGTGGTAGTACTATTAATAACTCGTTTAAAGTTCAGGATTGCATTTTCATCATGTGCTATAGATGGAAGTGATTCAATAATAACAAGATCGGCATCATTGCAACGATTCAGTACTACTGCAGCTTCATCATCCTTTTTGAATTTAACTTCAGAAACATTGAATACATGTGACTTGTTGCGACTCCACTTTTTGTCGGTGAGTGCTATGATCTGTGAATCATACCCATTATTGTTTAACCAATTATCAAATTCAATCGTGAACTTTGTTACACCACATCCTTCAATACCTCTTCCCATTAAATGTATTATCTTTTTCATTATACCACCAAATCAAAATGTTTTTCATATACGTGGAGATTCTGTACTTGCCAATGGATATCACCAGTTGATAGTTCATCTGGATGATCTTCATGTAAGTTAATGTATTTAACTAAAGAGTCTAATACATACTTTTGCCAAGCGTAATCATTCTTATATCCAAAGACTACATCATTAGATCTCATTTGAACAACACAGTGGATTTGCTTGTTTCTGATATAATATGTAACTGCATTAGTACAGATGAAGTCTGACATACCACCTTTATCAAATTCGGTCCAAACCGATGGGCGATTGTAAACCATTTCAGCTCTTCGTCCATCAGGGTTGTTAACTAATTCATTTCTAACATTAAAATATTGGTTATGATATTCTTTAGAGAATATTAACTTACCATAGTTTGAATTGATATTGCCATGCTTATCCGCAGCATATTTCCAAGCTGCAGGAGCATCACGTTCGTCACCATAAATGTCATTGATATTAGTTGACATACTCTCATACCATTCAATCTCTTTAGCAATATAACCATCAACTGGTTTGCCGAAGATAGCATTCTCATCAGCAATAAAAGAAGCTCCGATTAATTCAATAGTCTTAGCTCCAGTCTTATCAATGGTGAATTCCTCTTTAGCTAAGGCCTGTTTGAAATGTTCTCTTATATCACTTACGTTCATTTTCTTCATTTTGTTTCCTCATAAATTCGTTTAAGTGCACGTTCATCATTCGCGTCAAATTTAGATAAGTGACTACATATCTTTTCACCAAAATCTAAAGATTCACCCATTGTTTTGAAAGACTTGCCGAAGCTTCGTTGTGGATATCGCTTATCTTTAGGTTGATAATTGTCAACATAAAACCGGGTGGTGTATTTGCCATCTTTATTATTATGATAAATAGCAATCTTTTGTGTGCTGTCTACATGTGTATAGACTGTTGGAAACTTTATATTTTGTACTACAAACATTATTTTTCTTCTCCTTTATATCTGTCATCCATATCTTTATGTTCATGGTAATACATTAATAGTATTGCCATTTGTGTTAATGCATGTGTTAAGTGGGGTTTGCCTGATTCAGGATCAAGATCTTCTCCCATCCAAAATGCATTGAGGTGTCGTTGAATAGATGAATATGTTCTTGACCATTCACTATAATCTTTCCGCCAATCGTTCATACCATATTTCTCTGCACCAAAGCCAAAGACTTCAGCCATTTGTAATAACACTTCTGGCGGGATAAGTGCTATGTTTGGTTTACCATTATCTAATTTCATTTTTACTCCTGTCTATAGATCTATTATACCATAGTTCTCGGTAAAAGTACATAGCTATTTAGTGATTAATTGATTGTTTAAAGAAATGAATTTATAACCCCTAGGGTATTGACTAGGCTTAGATTCATTAAGCATATCCTGTACATCAATAAGACCTCGGTAATAAAATTTAACGTTATCACCAGCCTTTAATAATCTAGGATTTTTATAATTACGGCGTGTTGAGTAAAACACTACGAGGTCTAGCAATTCATTATCATAATTGTTTTTGTATTGATCAAATTTCTCTTTTGTATGAATGCCAAAGGTTCTATGCTGATTTTGAATTTCTTTAAAATCTAATTTAAATCCATCTAATATCCCATCACTTTCCCAGCCTTGACCTAAGCTTGTAGCATCTTCAATCTGGTCATGCTTAAGTAATAACCATTCAAGGAATAGTGAATCCATTCCCAGTTCATTCTTATATGTTCCCTTTGCCCATTCTCTATTTCTAAAATGAATAAACGCTAGCGGGACTGTCTGCTGTGGCATACTCAATAGCCCGTTCAGCTTCTTTGACAAATGCTCGATTTTTGTACCATTGTCCTGTCTCATTGTCGATCTCCTTACATAGTGTTGTTATCTCCAACGCCGTTATTGGATATTTTTTGCGAAGTGCATTCCCGGCAATGTTTAGCATAATGCCATACATCTTAGAATACCATCCAGTTTCACTGATAAGTCTATATTCATTTACCAGTTTTTTATTTACAAATGGGCAATCATGATAACTTGTCCAGTGTATGTTTGTGTTTGTTAGTACGCTCCTACGATGTGCTAACATTTGTTCCCTGATCGCAGGTGGTAACTTATCTATGAAGCTGCCACCGGTCTTCTCTACATAATCGTGCTTTAGCATAATAGCATTAGGGTTCATTACATCACCTTTATTTGTAAAGATGAAGTTGTCTGCGCCTGCGTACGTAGCGGGTATGTAGTACATGCGCGATAGATCCTTTGTTTGGGGATCACCAATATCATTTAATTCTTTATTGAGAGCATACCAAAAGTGTTTGATCTTATCAGCTGGAACATCATTACTTAAGGGGAATACCAATCTAAACTTAGGTTTCTCTTTAGTAGACGATGCCGTCGAATAACATACATAATAATACTCTTTAGTTAACTCCTTTAAAATCTGTTCAGCATCAACATCAACATCTACCGCGGCCCAACCAGCCCACGATACAACGTTATCATTTGCTCTGGTCGTGTCAGGTAAATAGATAGCAGGTGTCATTAACATTGCTGATTGCTTGTCGGGCAATGGTTTCTTAGACAGTGTATATAACATGTCTTCAAACTTTGCAAATGAATCGAAGCTCATTCGCTTATGGGTTTTATTATCGTATATCGATTTGTAAAGAGTTAACTCGGTCATTATACTACGTAAATGAATCCACCATGATTGCCTAAATGATCCGGCGCTGTCCAGTCTTCAGGTTTAATAAGATCTGGTAGTCCTAAAGGATTGGGTCTTCCTTCTTTAATACCAACGCTCTTATCCATGTTAGCTTTAAGAACTTTATTCCATGCTTCGTTAGCATCAACTTCCATTAAGTCTAATGTTCCAATAGCAAATACACACATATCGATTAGTGCATCTACCATCTCCTCAGCATCATTTGCTTTAATAGCATCTTTAAACTCATCCACTTCTTCTTGGACGCATTCAGCTCTAAATCTAATAAACGATGATAGTGTACTTACATCCATCCCCTTTACTAGTGTGTTAATTCCATATTTGTCATGCATCTTGTGCATGTCTAGTGGCCAATTTATACTCATTATATTTTCTCCGTTATATATCTATTATACCATAGTTCTCAGTAAAAGTACACCCTTAAAAAAAGTTTTCTAAAGTGAATTCTGGTTCTGCTTTCCATCCGATCGAATCTAAAATCGGTGTTATCACACTCATATATGTCTTATCAAATTGCATATCATAATCTATATATGATTCTAACTTAAGTTGCTTTGGTAGATAATCAATGAAAGAGATTACATTCTCCTTTATTGGATTAGGCTTCTTAAGATATGTGAATTTAATCTTGTCGCCTGGTGTAATTAGATTCACACGACGTTTAAGTCTATTCTCTGTAATAAAATTGTTATGAAGGAGTGCACCACGAACATGAATAGGTGTACCTTTCGAATATACAGTTTCGCTATCCTTCCATTTATCAAGCTCGTTAACACCACGAGGGAATGCTACTTGCTCTGGTGATGCTGACACGAATACTTGTTTAAAGTCTGCAATTTGTTTTTGAACACTTTCTTCGTCCTTAGTCATAATCGTCGTGAATAAACTCTTTAATTCATCACGACATATCTCAGGGGTAGAACTCTTAATAGCTTCAATACCCATAATCTTTAACTTGGGCTTAGTATATCGAACACCTTCGTTATCATGTACATTTAAGATGTAACGTTTCTTAGCTGTCCAAATACCTCGATCAGCAATAACTTCTCGACCCATGACCATTTTATTAGTGATACCACCCAACCTAGAGTATAAATCATTATAAGCGTTAACAAGGACATTCTCCAATTTACCGCCACAAACTTGATCAAGGAAGTCAACAGGGTTAGGAGGGTTAAGCTTATGTACAAGAGGACCCAGGTTGACGTAAACACTATCAGTGTCAATAGCAATAACATAATCAGTGTTTCCATTTGTCTCCATTAGTTTGTTTAAATATTCATTAAGATGTTTCTCTGCCCATTTGATCGTGGCTTGTCCAGATAATGTTACGGCAGTAGCAATACGTATATCAAAGTATCTGAACCATATATTACCCATAGCACCATACAACGAGTTTAAAAGAAGCTTGATCGCTAACTGATTATTCTTAGCAATAGCAATTCTTTTCTCAGCTTCATAAATTGCAGTCTTATTTGACTTATCACAATTCTCTAAATCCTGTTGTGCTTTTAACATTTTTTGTTTAATTAATACACGCTCTTCGTACATCTCTTCAATAATACGAGGGAGTACACCTTGCTTAGAAGTATCGAATCGTACACCATTAGCGGCTAGTGCCGTATCAGGCCTTGAGTTCTTAACTTTATTATCTAATATACTATCCACTGTCACTTGCAAGTCTTTACCCACAATGATAGTTTCAGGACTCATGTTATACTGCATAATGATCGAAGGATAAAGTGAGTTCAAGTCAAACGATACAACCCAGTCATGCTTGCCAACTATAGGATCTTTAACATATCCACCCGGATAAGATTCTTTCTTATGAGATTTTGGTTGAGGAATAGCTATACCGATCATGTCTAGATCACGATAAATAATTGAATCCCAAATAGCAACAGTACCCATAACATCGTTATAGTTAACACCACCTTTGTATGCCATTGTCATTGCAAGCGTAATAAGACCTAGCTTATCCTCAAGGCGATCGATCAACTCAACGTCTTTAATATTATAGTCAATAAACTTTTGATAGTTCTTTGCATATAGTATGTTAAGATCACCGAACTCTTCATAGGATAACTTCTTCTCACCTAATTCAACATGAGCAATATGATCTAGTTTATACGATTCTCTTGGTACATGCGTAAACTTCTTATATATTTCAAGATAGTCAAGAATAGTTACACCCTTTAACTCAAAGGTTTGTCGTGCATGACCAAAGGTTTCAATCTTTCGTTCTGCAATATCACCCCAAGGCGATAACTTCTTCATTATAGTTTCACCACATACCGATGCAATTCTATTTACAAGATATGGTATATCAAAGAAACGTACATTCCAACCGGTGATGATATCTACATCTTGCATATGAATAACATATCGCATAAGCAATTCTTTCTCATCATTACATTTAGTGTATATCACTTGGTTGGTTTGCATATATGACTTCTCAACATCATATTCACCACAACCAAAGACATAATAGATATCATCAATGTTATTCTTGCATGTGATTGCAGTCACTTCTTGATCTGCTATATCAGGGTGAGGGAAACCGTCTTCGAATTTTGTTTCAATATCGATAGAGGTTATGTTGATATGTTTAGGATCCCATTCGATCTGGCCAGGGAATTCTTGATTCAGATATTGAATAGCATAATTGGTATTACCATATATGTTAAACTTGTCGACTCCAGAATATTGCTTGACAAAGTCTGAAGCTTCTCTCATTGAACTAAAGTTGATAGGTTCAATGTTACTCCCGTCAAGAGATTTCCATTTAGAAGAAGTATCTTGTGATGTTACGTAAAGAGTAGGTTTGAAAGGGACAGCGCGTTGGACACGCTTTCCGTCTTCATAGCCGATATAGCGAATTTTACTGCCATATCGATATGCGTTAGTATATAGTTTTTTGTTAATCATGTATCTATTATAACACAATTAACAGCAAATGTACACCTTTTATGTAACTATTTTTGTATCATTTGTTATAATACCTGAAGTAGCTTCTAAGAATTTATCAGCCATTCGAGATGAAGGATTAACCACAAACATGATATCCTGTGTTCTCAGTGGCAGAGTTTTAAAATCCGCATAGGCCATATAAGGCAAGAACTGAATCTTGGCATCGGCTGTAGGGATAATAATTAGAGGGTTTTCGATAGTTACATGGTTTTCGTTAGAGTCTGTTATCTTGCATAAAAGCTCTTCGCCTGTTACTAGTCTTACGATTTTTGGGTCACTCATTAGTGTTTCTCCATTATGTATAATATAGTATACAGTATACAGCTTAATGTATACTGTAATGTACTATTAGCCTAAAAGCAATTCTTTAGCTTTAGCGGTGAATTCACCTAACTTAATAGTTTGGGGTTTGTCTTCCTCTGGGGTTGTGTTCTCTAATCCAATTAGTAACACCCCATCAACAATATCAGCACCAACCACTTTAATAGTCTCAGCTAAAGTAAATGATCTTGTAAAGTCTCTCGTTGAAATACCCTTATGGATATATTCATCGCCATTTGCGAATTTATCTTTAGTACCTGTAACGGTTAAGATTCCCTTCTTTAAGACCACATCGATTTCATTTAATTTGAATCCAGCCACTGCGATTTCAATCAAGTAATGATTATCATCTTTCTTTACCACATTATATGGCGGGTACGATTGTTGTTGTTTAGGGTTGTTCAACGAATTGAATAAGTCGTCGAATCCAAAGAATAGATCTCTTTGATAGTTTGTCATACATTTCTCCTGTTAAGCGAGTTTTAATTATAGTGACCCTCTTGGATCACTGCTACATTAAGGCACCCGAAGCATGCCTTAAATTCTATTTTATGCCTATGTTGTACTTAGGGCATAATTCCCATTCGGACTTATCCTTATGGGAAATAATTTTAATTTGGTTAAGAGGGGCGGTGGCACCAATAACCTCTACTGTTTCTAATAAACCCCAATCAGACATTAAGGTAACAATGGTATTACGTCGACCAATGTCATTTTCTGTTAGGTTAGATGGCTTACCATCTAGTAAGAATAACTCTTTAAAGTGGGTAATGAAATATCGTCCTTGCTTATGAAGGATGTGACATGACTGATATAATTTTGAGTCCTTCTTTGAAGCAACTCCCATTCTAGTTAGGGTCTCTCTTATTTTTAAGAAGTCATCTGGTTGTGCTAGTGTCACTTCCAACATCATATCGGGATTCCAATTTGCTATCTCATCATTTAGTTCCACCATGATCTATACGTTCCTTTATAATTTTCAACTGATTATTAGTTAAAAGCGGAAGAACGTCTCTGGCCTTTTCATTCGAATACCCGTAGTATTCTTTAATAGATTTTATATCATCAGACTCAGAAGCTTTATTCCACTTCGAGAAACGTTTACGTTTCCTGATAATATTTATATAAAACGCGAATTGTAATTGTCCATCGACATGTGCTTTCATATTCATCTCATTAGCGTATAACACAGTGTCAGGAAAATAAGAAAGACCGCGGTTAACCATAAAGGCCGGATAGTCTTTGTTATCTATTACAGTATCTTTAAAATGATACCATACATTTTTATTAATAGCATTTAAATAAGAGAACGGATTCTTATCTAAGGCATTGGTGTTACGATTTAGTGTCATTTAAATTGACCTTGTGACATGATCTCGGTGAGACAAGCAACAGTATTCAATTCATGATCTGCAACGAATGCATCTTTATATGAGTAGTCGGCAAGTGTCATAACCAATTGAGGTATATAAGAAGGATCAACATACTCTAGCATGTTATCATATATCATTCTGAATAACTTAGCACTCTCCATATCAATGTTATCCACAACCCATTTACGCATACCTTTAAAGTTCTTTTTCTTAAGGTCAACCATAAGTTCTTTAATAGACGTTTCTGATAATGTCACTAGAATGCCTGCATCAATAGTACCACCAACACTGTACCGTTGACATTCATTCAGGACACGCCTCCAGTCAGGCATATGTTTCATGATTAGTTCAGCAACAACTCTATCTTCAAACTTGATATGTTCAGTTGTTAAGATAGTCTTAAGACGTTCCATGAATTGACCGGCCATGATAGCCTTTGAACCAGTATTGAATTCATACACAGAACACCGTGAGTGCAATGGTTCAATAATTCTATTCTTGAAGTTACAAGTTAGAATGAATCGACAGTTGTTAGAGAACTCTTCAATGAATCCACGAAGAGCCGGTTGAGTAGATTGGGGGTTTAGGTAATCAGCCTCATCTAAAATGACTACTTTATATCCTCCCTGTAATGAAACAGTTGAAGCGAACTGTTTGATTTTACCACGAAGAGTATCGATGTTTCCATCTTCCGAACCGTTAATGATTATATGATCAAGCCCCATTTCATTACAAAGTGCTCTGGCTACAGTAGTCTTACCTACACCCGCTGAACCAGTAAACATCATGTTTGGAAGCTCACCACTCTTAATTATTTGTTTAAATGTAGTCTTTAAAGATTCATCTAAAATACATTCATCAATAGTGGCTGGGCGATATTTCTCAACCCATAAAAAATCATTTCTCATTCACATCTCCATAGTATAATTAGGTGGTTGTTTCACGCCCATTACAACCAAAATGGAAACAAGGAAAGGAGCTATTGAGCTCAAAAACCTTTGCGTTAACTTATATCTATTATAACATAATGCGTACTAAAAGTACACCGTTATTTGGACAAATCTTCGAACAAATCTTCAATGTCATTGTTAGTTGCTTGCACTTCTGCCATGTTGGCTTTATGCATAATATTAGCAACCTTTTTAAGTACTGCTTTATTGATGTCATGTTTCTCAGATAGTACGTTCACTGTCTCTTTAATGAATTCACGTTCACCTTCGATACGAATCATTGAGTCAATAACATCTTGCATCACTTTCTTCACGTCTTGCTTATCACTATCTAACATAATATAATTCCTATAATATAATTTGGTGCCCCTGCACTGACTTGAACAGTGGACCTGCCGATTATGAGTCGGATGCTCTAACCAACTGAGCTAAAGGGGCGGGTCTTACTACATGCCTTCTTTATCAGCATCTTCATCAGCATCTGGTTCTGCTGGCTTATTAGCATCAAGGAATGCTGTTAAACGATTACGTACAGTACCAACATCGGCTAATTCAGCACCTTCAAAAGCACCTCGTTTAGTCACAATATCAATGATTTGTACGCATGCCGCGATATC